GTAGCAGCACATAAAGCTGGTCTTAAAATTGCACGTAAACCGGGGAACCGCTCTGCTTACGCGGCTCTGATTCAGAAGCAAATGAATTTACAAGAGAAGCTGATGAGGCAGTATGATGTTTCTTTCATACAATTAAACGGCGCAATGATCAGCGCATGATTGACGAAATAGGCCAAGGACGGCCATCTACACAATAAACACACAGAGGATAGGAAAATGATCATGAATAAAGAAATCGCGGTCGGACTGAAGATGCTGGCTTTTACATACCCCCGTCAAGGGGCTGGCTGGCCTGCCTCTGATATTGAAGATAAGGCAGAGGCCTTCTTTCAGGAAAACAACCTTAACGATCTCGGGCAAACGCCCGAGGAAGCGGCTGCAGTGGAGGCGTACTACGCGGCTGAAAACGCTGCTAGGGCAGCGAAACGGGAGGAGGCAGCGGCAAAACGCGCTGCCCTAATACAGGCAGCGGTTGACGCTTTGCCGCGCAGTCGGACGCCAAAGGACGTGGCAGCATTTGCCACCCTAATACCCCGTTTCACCCTTGATGAAGCGGTTACTTTGGGGTTCGACCGTGTGCACCCCTATCAAACCAGCGATGTAGAAGTCGAACTAGGCGGCGGCGTAATACGCCCCATCAAAAAACCACGCCGCCACCACAACTAACAGAGGAAATGACCATGAAAAAATTCGCCTTTATCAGCCGTCACACCCCAACTAAGGAGCAACTTGACCTTGCTACCGAGCAAGGGATTGATATGACCTATATCGGTGACGCAGACGCTTTCAGCGTTGACCCTGATTTTGTCAGGGGCCGCGGTGACTTTGTAGGCGTCATCGTCGTACACCCTGCCGCAGCCCTGCGTTTGGCCTCATCCTTCTTGGTCGGGGTGTTTGAGCATGGCTATCTCGTGGAAGTGGCTGGTAAGCCTCGCTTTTACGCCACCTCTTTACAAATCTATGATCTGCGGGACTAAATAGATAATGTTAGACGACCTAGACGAACCTAACACAGCTCCGGGCATGTGCCCGGACTGTGGACAGCTAGCTGATATATGGATTGCGAACAGTCAACAGTACGAATGTCGTCTGTGTGACTGGCGCGGTAGAAACCCAAACAGAGAGATAAACAATGATACAAATAAACAACACTAGAGATATACAGCACACTGGACTTAAGGTTCTCGTATACGGGGCTTCAGGCAGTGGAAAAACTACGCTTGTCAGTACAACCCCTGCACCTATCGTATTGAGTGCTGAGGCTGGCTTGTTGAGTCTCAGGGATTACGATATTCCTTACATCGAAATCCGCAACATGGATGATCTGGCTGAAGCCTACCATTGGGCGGCTGAATCTGAAGAAGCTAGTCAGTACCAGACTGTTTGCCTTGACAGCATCAGTGAGATTGCAGAAGTGGTGCTGGCTGCTGAAAAGAAAAAGAATAAGGACGCCCGCGCAGCATACGGTGTTATGCAAGACACGATACAAGACTACGTGCGCAAGTTCAGAGACTTGTCCGGTATGCACGTATACTTTAGCGCAAAGCTAGAAAAGGTACAGGATGAAATGGGGCGTATACTGTACGGTCCATCTATGCCGGGGAATAAAATCGGCCAGCTACTCCCGTACTACGTGGATGAAGTGCTAGCGCTACGTGTAGAGCATAACGACACCAATCAGACCATCCGCATGCTACAATGCGAAGGTGACGGCACGTGGCTGGCTAAAGATAGGTCTGGTAAGCTGGACAAATGGATGGAGCCCGATCTGTCAGGTATTATGCAGAGGATCATAGCATGAAGATTAACGCCGAAGACGTGTTTTTTGTTACGGAAGAAGGAAAACAAACCACACTGGTTGATTTCATGCAAAGCGTACTAGCAACCATGCAGATGCTAAAAATTGAATCTGTAGACGCGAGCAATATCTTGCTTGTTGATGACAATGGAGACACTCTACCTTTAGAAGATTCTATGTGGGGCTGCATTAACGCCATAGAGGGCTTGAACGACAGATTATTAGACTTGGAAACAAGAAAGATTAGCAAACCACACTAAGGAGCAATAAACATGGCAAATTTAGGTTTTTCCGTTAGCCCAGAAGACGCAGTTGAGCATACATACGACGATAGCCCCGTACCTGCTGGCTGGTATGATGCAGTGATTAAGAAAGCTGAAATCCTACCCACGAAAAACGGCGGTCACAGGATCAATATACGCTATGATATTACTGGCCCCACCCTTGCTGGCCGCGTGGTTTTCGGTAGCGTAAACATTGCTCACCCAACCAGCCCAAAGGTAGCGGAGATCGGGAGAGAGCAAATTGCTTTGATTGCAGCCGCATTGAACAAGCGTATTTCCGACTCCGACGAATTAGTCGGCGGTGTCTTGCGTATCAAGGTCAAGATCACCAAGTCAGAGCAGTATGGCGAGTCAAACGACGTAGCATCATGGGGTAGACCATCCTCAGCGCTCCCACAAGCTCCCCTAGGCTCTGCTGCGCCTAAATCAGGCAACAACCCATTTGCCTCTGCTCCGCCAAACCCTTTTGCCCTCCCCCCCTCGGGTTAAATAGTTCTACACTTCCTCTGTAGAGACCTTTAGGGGGCTTATGGCCCCCTTTTTTTATGGACATGGACATGAACCTACCAGAACAAATCGATCACGTGCTAGAACAAACGGTAGAGAATCCTAGACCACATATAGGTGGCTCTACGCTCGGCCATCCCTGCGACCGTTACCTGTGGCTGGCCTTTCACTGGGCGGTCACGCAGCAATGCCCTGGGCGGCTACTAAGACTGTTTAAGCGTGGACAGGACGAGGAAGCATCCGCTATCCGGTACCTAGGACTGATCGGCGCAAAAGTGACGCAGCAGCAGCAGGTTGTTGACTTTGGACAGCATGTATCCGGTAGTGTAGATGGAATCATTACAGGCTTACCTGGACATGAGCTAGCGAAGGTGCTGTTGGAGGTTAAGACGCACAATAAAAAGTCGTTTAATGAGCTAGAGAAAAAGGGAGTACAGCTTGCTAAGCCCATACATTACACACAGATGCAGGTGTACATGCACGGGCTAAAGCTGGATCGTGCGCTGTACTACGCTGTTTGCAAGGATGACGACCGGCTACACACAGAGATAGTGATGTATAACCGGGAGGCGGCTGTCCTCGCTATCGAGCGTGGCCAGCGGATCGCTATGACCAGTAGAATGCCTGAGCCGATAGCTGCTACAGGTGATTACTATGTGTGCAAAATGTGCCCTATGACGGAGTTCTGCCACCAGACGCGATGCACCAAGAATGTCAATTGCCGAACATGCGCTTATGCTGATCCAACAATAAACAGCACATGGAGATGTATGGTTCATGGTGCTGACATCCCGTATAACTGGCAACTATCAGGCTGCGATAATCATGTCCTTCATTCGGACCTTGTACCGTGGCCTATGACGGTCAATGATGATGGCCCACCACAGTACAGGATTGACGGCAAACAAGTCGCTAACGGCGTGTCAGGGCCGGGAGTGTACAGTTCTAGGGAGATATTGGCTGATCCTGCTTTATGCGCGACTGCTGATCCCACCGTGGAAGAGCTGCGCTCACGCTTCAATGCAAAAATTGTTCAGCCTACTTAAAATTTTTGTTGACATTAGCATTCACAGCTTTACAATACTCCTTAACGCGGCAATTCAGCCGCGTTAAGGAGGTGATATTATGAGCGACGCAACAGCATTTTTACTAACTGGGCTTATTGCCCTTTTGCTGGCCTATGCTTACGTGGGGATGATCTAATGAGTATGGAAACTGTAACCTGTGAACTCGATGGTATACAGGTGGAATGTACGCTTGAGGTTGAGCCGGATACACCGGCTTACACGTCTGGTCTACCAGAGAACTGTTATCCAGCAGAGGGTGGTATCGGTGACATAGAAGTGACATATACCACAGATGGGCTGGTCAAAGTAGATGGTCAATGGATTAAGTTTGATGACGTAATGGTCGATATTACCGACCTGCTAACCCATGAGCAAATGGAATCACTAACGGAACAATGCTATGACTATTTTAGCAAAGATCAAACAGAGTATTGAGCATAGGAGTCTAGTGCGGGAGTATGACCGCATTAGACAAGAGATTGACGACCTACACGCACAGATAGACACGCTGTCTATTCGGTTGGGTACAAGCGTTCGTCGTAAGTGTGAGATAGAAATAGAACTGAGCAGGGAGCAATAATATGAGCTTTTTAGAGACTGTTTACCAACAGGTGCTGTCCATGCACCTTCCAGCAAGTAGTAACGATGTTTGCATCGCTATGAAAAACCATGAGTCGATGGGCGTACTGTCACCCGTCGCTAAGCGTGAAAAGGTCCGTAAGGCGCTGGCTGACCTACGCACTAAGCGGAAAGTGCTGATCTCATGGACTGATGACGACGGCATATTGTGGTGGAACCTAGCCCATCAAGAGGATACCAAACCGCAAGAGGCTGTCAGTGATGTCCCAGAAAAGCTGCCGGAGCTGTCTCATTCCGTCATCGTCATGCGTCAGATGCTTCGAGAGATCAGCAGGGCCTTGCTAAAGGCAGCCGATGATCTCTGATGGCATAATGGAGGACTATGGGCCGTATAAGCGGCTCATAGCGGCGATTATATTGCAAGCCATGCATGATGCTAGGCAGACCCCTATGGACTACAATAGCCCGGGGCAAGAAGCGGAGATATGCAATAACGCTGAGGACGCGATAGACTTCTTATGCTCTGACAGGCTGAACATCTATTGTGAGATGCTGGAGATTGAACCGGAGGCGCTAAGAGAGAATCTAATCAAAGAGCAACATAAACGCTGTGATGATTGTCGCATGTCGTCATTTGATCGCAGCAGGGAGAATAGATACCGTTACAATTTCAGGATGAACTATGAACTATATAGACCAACAGCTAGCGATTAGCTTTATCAAGGCGGGGCTGACACCCCGTCGCTTAGAGCAAACAGAGAAACGAAACGTCAATAGAATGGCTGAAATGGCTGGCTTTACAGGCGATCAGCTAAGGACAATCTTCGAGCGCTGGGATATTGAAGGCGCTAAGAAAAAAGCTCGTGACTTAAAAAAGGAGGCAGTATGAGAGTATTAGTTTTGTTGTTAATGTGTGGTGCCGCTAACGCATCAGTAGGCTGTTACACTTACGGCAGCATCACTACCTGCGGTGATGGCGTGTCCATCTACCGATTCGTCAACATGTCGCAAGTCATTACCCCACAAGGCTCGACCACCGTATATAATTACGATAACGGCAAAAGCGGGACTCGCACGATCATGGTACCAAGAAACTCTGCTCCCAAGCCCTACTTGGAGCCGTTGTTTGACACTCCCTTGCTGAAACCCTCGCTAGACTGATCTGAATAAGGTTAATGTCTTTGCGGACCTCGCTCATTTCCTTTGCTCTCAGATCGAGGCTTTTCTCCAAAGCCTCGATCTGATATACCTGCTCGCGCTGCGTGACGTACATGGTAATAGCAATGCCTAGCACTCCTAGTACCGCTTTGAGTAACTCGCTCATCCCTTAAACAACACACCAATGAGGCCAGCAACGGCTGTGCCTGTGACTACAATCTGCTCCATCAGATCAGGTTTTATAGCAATGCCCATCGAGGTTATCAGCATCGTAATCCCTCGCCACGTAGACGGTTGTTTTAGCTGATCTATTACCCATTGCATAATGTCCTCCTACGGATAGTGTTTGCGATTAAGCTCTATGTGCGGACCGTCCTTAAAAAACCTCCAATCCCCACCCCAGACAATCGGTACCCCTAGCTCTGTAGCAGCTTCCTTAAAGGCAGCGGCTATCTTTGCGTATAGCGGAAAATCCCAGCTAACAGCGCCTTTAGGTAGCGCCACAAAGTCAATAGCGTGGCCAGTAATATGACGAGAGCGCATGGTCCTGCTAGCGCCTTTCTTGACTAGATATGCCTGACGCTCCCTTGTGCGCAATCCCTCCGTTATCCTGAAGTCAATGGGAGTCAATTGAATCGCTCTCTTAACCACCTTCACTAGGTCAGGATGTACCCCAGTAAGGCGCTGTAATGATTTCTCGCTCAATGTGTATGCCATGTTAGTACCCCAGAGCCAGATAAGTCAATTTGATGTTGTATGTGCCAGCAGGGACTACGGCTCTGCAAATAATATCATAAACAAACCCGTTTACTGTGACATTGTAAACGGATAACATCGGGCTATATTGACCAAAGCTCACACTAAAATCACCCAGCGTAGCCAGCACTTGAAAGCAAGCTGTTGGGAATGCGCTAGAAAATGAGTCAGTGTAACTCTGTGATACGGTCGAACCCGTCGAGACGAAGGTAATATCTTTAACCTCACGGTAGAAACGGAATCCATTGGCGGAAGTAATAAAACCAGCACTAGGGGAGACGGATGTTCCAAACGTGTTATTAGCGTTAGTCCATGCTGGGTTAGAGTTGATTGTAAGCGCGCCGGACACGGCTAGATCACCGTCAATGACAGCATCATCACCTACTGTAAGGTCGTCAGTAATAACCACATCTTCAAAACGATCAGGAGAGGATGCAGGGGTGACGAAAGAATACTCGACTAGCGATATACCCGAATCAATTAAGCCGGTCACGGTCACTGTTGTCACATTCAGGGCAAACGATGAACTGATAACGCTGTGGACAGATACACCGCCAGAATCAGTAATGCGCAGCTTCCTATTGGGGATAAATATCGACCGATAGTCACCTGTTACAGTAAAGCTAGTGGTCGATAAGAAAGTCGGCGCAGCAGGGAATGGTACCCAATCTTCCGGTGCATCACTGCTAGTAATACCCGTGATGTTGTCATGCTCAGTGATGACAACACCGTGAGTCTGGCCATAGATCGGCCTACCCTCAAGCACAATCCGGTAAGGATCACCCGTTTTTAACCATATCGTTCCAGCACAAGCACCCCGCGCATTCAGTACAATGGGATTGGGCCACGGGACTGTTCCGGCTGAATCAGAGTAAGAAATAGACAGGGTGCTGGTTCCTGCCTCATAAAACCAAAGCAAACCGCCCGCTAAAAACTCGTTGTTATCAGTAAGCTGCGGCTCTTGAAAGACTGGGCAAAGTGAGGCCATGTTAGTATCCTGTAGCGAATGAAGCACCCGTAGCCGATGCTGGTTGACGTAAAGCTGATAATCCCCGTACTGCGGCCTGTCTAGCAGGTCCCGGTTGTTTCAGGGCTTGTTGAACCAAGAAATCCTGAACGGCTGGGGAATAGGCGCCTTGAGCACCAAAGTAAAAAGCGGCAGCTTTCGGTAAGCCACCTACACCCGCAGCAAACAGATCCCCTAAACCCAATCTGCCAGCAGTACCGGAATCAGGGTATTTGTTACCTAGCACCTCTTGCGCAGACCTACCCCATTCCTGTAGCGGCATTTGTCCGCTAGCAAAACTTGAACGATCTTTTGCTCTTAATGATTGCAGTAATTGGGCGGGCGTCATTAGCTCGTTAGCAACTGATGATGTTGTTGCTTGCTCAATGCGTTTCAGTTTCCAATAAGACGAATCGGCATTACGCAACGCTTGCTCATAATTTGGGTTCTGCGTTGCCATCATTTCATGGATTTGATGCTGCGCCTCTTCCATTGCATCACCCACTCTGCGTTCATCGGCAATACTGGATTTGGAGTAGTTTTCAGCTAAATTAGTTAGCTCGGAGTCCATTTCTTTAAGCGTAACGCCATCTACTCTTTGACCGGGCTTAAACCTAGAATAAACAACATGCTTTAAGATTGAGTCAATTTGATTTCTATATGATTCGCGCATGGTTTGCGCTAATTCACGAATACCCTGTAATCCAGCTTCCAGTTCTGGCGTCATTTCTCCGCTGGTGTTTTCGGTTAAGCGTCCATAAGCATCTTTGACGGCGCTTTTAACTTCTCTAAATCCTTCGGCACCGGGTTTTATTTCACCAATTTCAACTTTGATTTTTGGGACACCCGCAAGAGACGTCGGCGCAATTAAATCAGTTTCAATCGTATCCATGCCGCGATTCAAGTCATCAACTACCTTTTGCAGTGTCGCCGCGTTAAATGTTTCCATTCCCCGGCGATGCGCTTTCGTAATAGCAGCACCGATGAGCGGCACAGATTCCAGCTTTTCCTCGGCGGTCTTCACTGCGCCACCGATAGCTTGTGCGGCTGTTGGCCGTACACCTTCCTCAAACAATTCAGCAACACCCTTCTGAGCCACAGGGCCGCGCATTATCTTGCCCAGCCCCCCTACTAGCCCCTCACCCACGTATGAGCCTAGAGCAGCCTCTCCTGCGCTTCTAAGCCTATCTTCTGGGCTAATGGTTGCAGCAGTACCGGCTGCCGTAGCCGCACGTCCTAGCATGGTAGCTGGACCAAGCCCAGCGCCGGCCATGTAAGCGGGGGCTTCAGCGGCTATGCGCCCCACAGTAGCGGGCCAGCCTGCCTCTGACTGGTAGCGTTTCATGGCCTCGATTTCCGAGATATCGACTGGCTCAAGCTCAGACACCAAGCCTTTGATGCCTTTGCCCATACCACGTAAACCAATAGCAGCACCCTTAGCCATCTGCTCATACCACGGATCAGAGCGAGCGCTAGAGATATCTATGCCAATCTCAAACTTTCCCGGCTTATATTCTGGAACGGGTTTAGGTGCTCCATAGCGTGACCACGGACCCGATTCAGTCTGATACTGCTCCCACGGACCGGCCATTATTGTTTCTCCCAATTATTAGGATCAGCAGGATTACCACCCTTGAACATATAGCCAGATTCAACCTGTCCAATCTTTGGCTTGCTACCACGCTTAACTGATGGTGCTTCAGGTGCTTCTTCCTCAGTTGCATCATCTTCTGCTGCGTTCAATCCCTTAGCTAGTTCAGGGCTTTTCATTAGAGACTTGCGCAGTATACGGTTAAACATCTCTAATTGCTGTTTGCGGGTCTTGGCTGGGGTCGATGCTTCAGCGATATTACCAGCCGCTTCTGACATTTGCCGCTGCTCAAAATCAGATACAGCACCAGCACCCACTAATGATTTGGTGATCTGCTTCATCTGGGCGGCTACAATCTCAAGCTGTTTACTAGCGCCTAGCGCCTCAGTAGGGACACCGGCTATCTCACCTAACAGCTTACCTTTACCGATTGCCTCAATCTGGCCTGACATAGACTGATCAATCAACTTATTTAGTTCCGGCACTGTTGGCAAAGAGGACAGCACCTCCGCTTTTTGCTTACGTGCTTCAGACTGTGCCACCTGCGCCTTAGCTTCCTCCTGTGCCTTGGTCTCTGCGGCCTTTTCCTCGACCACCATCTGTTGACGCTGTTCAGGCGTGACAAAGCCACCACGTCGCGGCATACTCTGCTTGATAGCATCAGCCAACATAGCGCCTAAACGCTCTTTTTCTGGACCCTGCGCCTGTTGGTACATGGTACGCAGATTATCAATGTCAGCCGCCCCCATAGGCGCTTGCTGCATACCTTGCATTGCATCAGGTCCAACTACTTCAAACGGAGCAGCTTGCGGTCCCATAATGGGAGGCTGTCTCATGGGTCCTTGTGGAGTCATCTGTACTCCACCATAATACTGCTCGGCTGATGGTGCTGGCGGTAACTGGCGCTTATACTGCTCACGTCCCAGTTCAAGCTGTGATCCATATCCCATCTCACCCATCTTTTGCTGTGATTCAAGATGCTGAGATCGGTATCCATGCCCTGACGCGGCTCGCAAAGCCGCGTCAGGAGTCAGAGCGTTCATGTTAATTTGTGCGTCAGGAGTCAGTCCTTGCTGCTCTAGCTGTTGCAAAGCTTGACCCACAGACCTGCGGAACTTGTTCAGCGCTTGTCCTTCCGGCATATTGGACTGGATGTCCATGTAATACTGATCGCCATAAGGACCAATCGCATTAGCAAAGGCTTTACCCTTTTCCATCTGCATCTCTTGGCCTATCTTGCCGGTACGCATCCCTGACTCACGAATCTGAGCTTGTTTAGCCATATTCTCAAGCTGGGCTTGCTGTAGCTTAATCGCCATGTCTGGGCTGTACTGGCCGACAGAAGCAATGTCAGGCATACCCTGCGACTGTGCAAACAGTTCACGTAGCCTTTGAGTATTCTCGTAGTCCTCGAAGGTTTTACGCGCTTCTAACCGTTTCAGGTCCATCTCCATCGGCATCATCTGCGCTTGAGAGATGTTCTTGTAATAATCGAGCGCATTCGGCTGGTTCTGAAACTGCTGCTGCGCCTGAAGAAATTCCGCTAAACTAGCCATAAATTAAACTCCTGCCGCCCTTCTTGCGCGTAAATCATCAGCTGCTGATGGTGGAGCAGATGACATGCCCCCGCCACCATATTGTCCATAGATAGACATACCAGCCCCTAGCAATCCTTGAATACCTTGATTGATAGCACCAGCTTGTCCATAAGCATTAGCAGCTTGTGCATTACCATAACCCTGCATAGCTTCATTTTGCTGACCTGTAATGCCAGCACCAATCCGACCTAAATCAAGCGCCATGTTTACACCAGATTGGCCTAACGCCTGAGCAGCCCCAGCACCTCTGTTAGCCATGTTGCCGTACAAGCCAGCAGCACCTGATACTAAACCAGCCTGTTGTGCGTTCTGAGCTTGATTCTGAGCAAAGGCAGACTGATAGGCTTGCTGTGCTCTCTGCCACGCATTCTGGAAGCCCGTAGCGGCCTGTTTCTGTGCATAGTTACCAGCAGCCCGTTGTTGAGCACCGGATAACAAACCACCTCTAGCAGCCGCTGTTTGAGCCAATGCTTGTTGTCCCTGTTGTAGCTCAAACTGATAACCAGGCGTAGCTTGCAATTCAGCCAGATTACGCACCATCGGCGTATACAACGGAGACTGCTCATACTCTGCCATGCCGTATGGTTTCATCCATGCTGGCAGGTTCTGAGCATACATATCAGCCATAGCGCGTTCACGCTTTGCGCCATACGCACCCTGTTTCATGTAGGGCTGCATGGACTGATTGTACTGATTGTAGTATTGCTGGGCTTGCGTCTGCGTCAATCCATACATTTCACGCAAGTTTCTAAGCTGCATTTCTGCAATTTCTTTCTGCGCTTTTGTGGCCTTGCTACTCGCAGACGCACCCATCCCAGCCGATACACCAGACCCTACAGCGCCGATTGCTGCGCCAGCAAGAGCTACACCAGTCATGATTTATTCTCCAACAAAGTTACACGCTGCAAATACTGTTGATAAGTATCTGCGAAAATCTCTTGTTCCACGTCTTCTACATTGTCTTTATCGGTAGAATGAACGGTTAACCATTCAACATCATCATGACAGTAAATAGCCCTGACAGTACCGGCATCAGTCACCCAGACACCGGGAGCAGTGACGCTAGACTTGTTGCCGTGATGATCAAAAACTGTGCATGTACCGCGCAACGCAACGGAGACGTGTTGTGACATGTGGGTTTTAGTCACCACAGTTGTACCGGCTGGGCAGTAGATTCTGCGCCCATACAAACCCCTAGCGAAGTGATGGTCTAGCGGGGGATCAATCTCTGTCATACTCCCGTCTGCAAAACGATCTTCCATCGCACCCTTGAGAGCGTATATTTGCTGGATTGCGGGGTTAGTTATTTCTTGCATTATATTTGTTGAGCGGTAATGATGGCGCTGGGCGTAGCTGGGCGAATCGGTGCAACGTCTGAGGGAAGCGTTTCTATTGAAACGGCTGTGCTATCTGTACACCACATGATCTGAACATATTGGTTGTTTGCTGTTGTGGACACGATGAAGTTGAGTGCTGTAATCAGGTGTCCTTTGATAGCCCCGTGTTTACTCGGGACAGTAAACCGGCTGTTGCTGTTATCAATGTTAGCTCCATTAAAGCGAAACCAGATATCCACCTCATGCTCGGCTGAAGCGGTATTGACGAACTGAAAGCTAAACTGAATGTTATAGGTACCGGGGTACAGAAACGTGATCTTGTTGCTGTCTACTAGCGTGATACCGTTTGATTCAGCCGTATTATTACAGTTTACAGCATAAGCGGCTGTTGGGCTTGTGGACGCTTGGTTAGTCGTATCATAGAAAGACCCATAAGCCCCCACAGCACTACTAACCCATTGAGAGCCGTTCCAAACGACTAATTGGTTCAGGGTGCTATCCCAGTAGCGCTGACCTGTCCAAAGCTGGCTAGTGGGCCTCTCAGACGTGCTACCAGCCATTGTTAACGTCTTGATAACGTACTCTAAGCGACTAAACCATTGCGACCATACAGAAGCTAGCTTACCGCTAGCCTCTGTGATAACAGACTGGAATGGCGCGTTAGGGAAATTCATTTGCGCAGCAAGTCAGCAAGACTTACACCGTTCCTCGATACGATATTCGGGAAGCGGTCATCAAACATCACGTAATTGCGGGTACCTTCACCAGCGCCTCTTGATCCTTGGTCGAGATAGCGGATACCGGGGATGCCGAGTTCTGCCAATTGTTTACTAGCCGCGTCTCTTGATCCAAATTGAGACGCAAGATTATTGTATATCTGTTCTCCGGTTATTGGTGACATTTCTGCTCTAAGCGGCGATTCCTTTCCTTGTGCGGCAAACTTTTCTTTTAATCTTTGTCTGATTTCTGATCTGTTTCCGTAAACACTTTTATAACTTTGTTTCAGTAGTTCTTGAATGCTTTCTGATTGATTTGCGAATGGCGCATCCCAATCCAGCAAATGATGCTCACCTAACGGATCAGCCGCTTCTCTTGCAGCATCAGGCCATTTGAGCTCTACGTTGTAGAGGTGTCCAAGATCATCTGCTTGCGACAACATATCTTGATACCATTGGTCAGGCCTATTAGGATATACTAATTTTAACCCTTCTAACCCACCCCTTCTAGCAACATTCTGCGGTCCAGATACAACGTTTTTTGCATACTCTTGTGCTACAGGGCTATCAAAGCCTTGGCCAAAATACAGCCCATGCCCATACGCTTGTGCGCCCTCGCCTGTGCCGATCTTGCTAAAATCAAACTTAGTGTGGGCATGAGGGCTACCGTGAGAGGCGCGAAGCATTCCAGCCATGCCGGACAAGCCGCCGCCTAGATTGCTGGGACTAAACCCACCGGACCATTTCTCAAATTCTTCTTGCAAAACAGGATCGCCGCCGAAAAGACGCTCATCCTGTTTCTTGTTTTTCCACTCCTGAGTTTTAGCCCAGTTGCGGTAATCTTCCAATAGTTTTTGTAGTCCCATTACTTCGCCGCTTGTGCAATGTAAGCCGCTGCTCCGATGATAACGACCTTTATCGGGTCAGTAATACGGAACTTGAACACATAAGACCGAGAGACACCTAACCGTCTCCATTCTGCTCTGCGGAGGTACTGACCGATTGCACCCATCCTGATCCACATTTCTGTTCCGTAGGTATAACCACCATCACGGCTGACCTGTAGCATAATCTGCGGGTTGCTCCGCTCTCTGATAACAGTGCTATCAGATTCAAGGAGGATGATAGCATTATCCTCTGTTAGCAGAGCTTGATCGAAGTTAGTAGCGAGCGCGTCCTGCGATGATTCGTATTCGGATAGGGGTAGACCAACGCCCTGCTCCATATCGAGCCGTAGGCGGTAGATATGGAGCCTGTTGAACGTGCTGTTAGAAAATGTGTGTGGCGTAATCAGCTCTCTAACAATAGTATCGCCAGCATCAGTATAAGTGTTAGCGTCCAGTTTATACAATTTACCAGTTCGATAATCACTGACTACAATCTCATTCTTGAACTGCGCTCCCCATTGCGCGTAGTGACGGCCACCATTGGATGACAGCTCGGACCATGCTTGTGTACTGGCATCATATAGCCATGTCTTCCCCTCAGTCTGGAAGCTGATCTGATAGAACTCATGTCCGTTTTGACGGTATCCAAATGCAACGGCATCACCGGGATTCTGATACTGGCTAAAGAGATAATCTAAATCCGGGGTAGAAACGACAGTAGGGGCGTAATTCTGTACGCTGAAAACCGATAAACTGCCACGGCGGGTACGGCCAAGATAGAAAAGCATCCCACCACAGCGAGCCATAGACCAGCGAGCAACAACACCGACGTCGGTCGGTGATCCTGATATCCTTGCGAACGGGAAAGGAAAGCCGCCATTGTTTTGCCAATACTCCTGTGAAATAGTGCCTAAAAGAACAATATTGCCGTTATCGACTGTAACCGCCTCAAGGTTGTCAGTGTATGCCTCTTTGCTAGCATACTGTAACGGGTCCCAGTAGAACCCATCGTAATTACCGGATAGCCAGAATTGTTTGGTGCCGGTTACGTTGACGACAAAATAACTGTCAATGAACGCTACGGTATTAGCAACAGGAAAATCAACACCAGTGTAAGCATTAGTGATTTTGCGGAAGGTGTTGACGACTCGAATGTCACCCGTCGCTGCACCTGATACGGCGGTGTAAAAGGTCCATGTATTAGCCGGTACACACGTACCAATGCCTGTGGTCGTGGTAGCGGTTGCAGTAAAGACCGTCCCGTAAGCGGTTGAATCAGCACCTAGCCCCACCCAGTTAGCTGTACCGGGGACCGTGATGACGTACTCAGTGCCGATGACTAGGTTATTGGTCCCAATGACAAACGGAGGGTTAAAGACAATGTAAGCACCGGATGGAATATTCGCATCACCCTCGATGTTTACAATCTCATTTTCCTTGCGAGTGTGTAGCGTCTCAGTAACCGTGACTAGCGTACCTGTGCGGCTATATGCAAGGTCGCCTGTTGTCGGGGTGTAGATGTAGCCAGTCACCCCATCCACAATCATTAGCTGCAGGCCGTTGTCGGCCATGCTGACGTTGCCAGCCGTTGTCTCTAGCGTTCCTCGCTCGATGTAACTGCCATCACCCCGGACCTCAAGCAATTGGTCATAAGCAACGACAAACAGGGTGTTGATTGCCTCAAACCACCACATGCCACGAGCTGGCTGATTACCGAAATCAACAAAAGGAGAGAGCCCCGGCGTACCATAAGCGACCAGATCGGATTTATCATTATCGCGCCTGACCTCCATGTAGAGATTGAGTCTCTTTTGAGCTGAAATAGCCTTGGACCGGCCTGAGATGCCCGGTCCAAGTATCGCAAGTTCAGTGGTTGTAGGCATTAGTTGCGTGACTCAAAAAACTGTGATATCAAATAATGTCTGTAATATCTTAGCACGGCGCACTTACAAAAGCGTAAGTGATTGATTTATCTGCCGGTACTGTCGGCAAAAATATTATAACGCAAGAACCTACTTGACATTAAGGCGGTATCAGTCTGTAAGGTAACAGTTCTCTGATTCATGCGCTTAATAATTCTGAGCGCATTCTGAGCTAAAGCGACTGTGGTGGGCCTAATGTCAAACTGATATTCCTCCGCAATCCTGATGGCCAGATTGAATACAATGGCCTCCCAATAACCCGGAGGTAACTCAATATAACATGTCGGATCAGTAATCAGCGGTAATGGGGTCCATGAGGTCAGCGTAATCAGTGCTGGGCCTTGTGTAGACGGGTCGTTAGGTGCGTACAGCGGGTAGATGTACACCTCACCAATAGGGAAAGACGGCTGATAGTAGATATAGCCGGGGAAGTTCGTGCTGAGTGTTTTCAGCCTGATAGCGTTATAGTCATCATAGTTGAGTACCTGCATGGGGTAATCAACAGGAATGCTTCCGTTATTTAGCGTCAGATAAGCATCAATGATTCTAATGGGCCTAATGGTATTCCATGTCCCACCCAGGCCGATAGTGTACGGATTCTGGTTAGCGTTTAGCTGAAAGGCTTCACGCTTGACCTGATACAGCATCAGTTCCTCGACGCCCCACTGATCCAGCATCCGGTTCAGTGATTGGATGCCGTCAGCGAGTTCTGCCGCCGTCAGATCAGTATCAACGGCTGACACCTGAATCAACCGCATAGCAGCCCGCACAAGGTCCAAACCCGTGTATAGCTGGCCGACATTACTGGTTGAAGACGGAAGGATGCCTACGGGGTTAGCAGCCGCCCATGCGGCCGTGTTGTTCTGCCAGAGCGTGTCGGCCATTTCCCAGACGGTACCGGGAAGGTCCTTGATATTGTATATCCATGCGTTCTGGCAAAGGTTGCCGCCACCGATAACGATATCGTAGCTTATGGAGTTATCGACTACATAAAACGCGATGTTGTTATCGACTACAGCCGCCGGTTGCTGTATCTCAGTAGTACACGCAGCGTCAGAATAGATCGTGGTCAGTGTTTTAGTATTCTCGATGAATACCTGATAGACACAAGACCCTAGCTGGCTACCGGGAGGGGTCAGCAGGTCAATGGTGTAATACTTAGCCATTGTTAGCGGCCTCCAGTGCTTCAACCTTTGCTGATAGCTCTTTGATGGCTGCTACTAGGAGAGGGATAACGTCAGTGTAACGTAACCCCAGCACGTCTTCATCACCCATTAAGGTCGTATCTACTGCCTCGGGGAAAACATTCTCGAAGTCTTGGGCTATCAAGAATGATCGACGGGTCCCGGGTTCATCGGTTTTGAACTTACCAATAACGGCTCTTACGTCATTGAGTTTTAGCAATGCGTCATCAATCGGCTCAATAATGTCTTTTTTGGTTTCGTCTGATGCTGTTGTCCATGATATTGATCCCCATGTTAACTTAACTCCCTGATAACTACCAGAATTTTGTGTTATAAAAAAATCACCGCTAGCCGGTCCTATTGCCCATGTTCTGTTAGCTACAAACGGGTCATTGATTGAAACTGGAAGAAATGTGGGTAAGTATGACGTTTGGGTCTGTCCAAAATTATTGTTAAATCCAAATACAGATTTTTTTGCCGCCCAAAAGTTCTGATTGCTGTCTACCCTAATTCCTTCTCCCTGAAACGGATATCCGCCAGTTGATAATGTACCAATAACAAGTTTTGTTGGCAGGTTGTTTGTGGAAACAGGGCCATCAATTGCGGCTGTAATAAAACAGCCTTTTATATATTTCGATCCATCTGTGCCGTGATAACTAAGCTCTCCCAAATCATCGGGTTTTGCATTATTCTGAAGTGCCGCAAGACCAGATGCCGTCGTTGATCTTGTTTTATAAAAGCCAATCAATGAACAGCTATCATCATTGGATGACTGAATAACAGCAGCAGCACCACCAACAGTATTTTGACCACCTTGAGTTATCTGAACATTACAGTATTGTAAATCACCATAAGCTGCTCCAGACAAAACATTATTGATAGAGTTGCTTACAAGTAGATTTCCGGGTACAGTTGTTAAAGGTTTATTATAATTAGAGTTAACACCTGTGTTAATAAATGTCAGGTTGCCGCTAGTTGGGAATGCTGCATAGTAATTATCGTTTGGCGTATATTGATAACCGCCAACCTCAATATACATGGGGCCATTATCTGTGCCACGCGCAAACATGGTCCAGCTTAATGTTGTTGCACTGTTTGCGATGTAAAACTCACCAATATTAAAGTAATTGGCTGTCAGCGTGTTATTGGTTCCGCCATACGTGTTATATGCAGAGTTACACTGGAAGATTGTGTTTCCAGTAGTTGTAGGGACTGGATATCTAGGATACCAGTTACCCAAAAATGTTAATGCGCTTATAACGCCAGATGAAGCATTCGTGTATATAAACGGCAAATTGTTTGCTGTTGGCGTTACTTGCTCCAAATGAATTGCGTTAGCCGAGAGCGCGTTAACTCCGTCAAAAATTACAGCCGCTTGCGTAAATAAGCTATGTTCTGGATTTATTTGGCTGATTACGCATTCTGATTCATTGCCAGATAAAGCAAAAATCGCATTACATGTATTTCGTGTGGTTATATCCCATGCAGCACTAGACCCTGAACCAATTACTGAAGTCACGTTGACTGTAATGGTGTTTGTGGTTTTTGAAGTCACAGCACCATACATTGCGTTTAATGCGTTTGTTTGCTGCGCAACGGTCACAATCTGACCCACTGAAAAATCAGTGGTGTTAGGCGCTAGAGTTGTTGTAAACGTCTTTGACCCAGTGCTTATGGTTTGTGATGTATTTGACTGGGTAAAAGGAATGCCAGCCGCTAAATAAATGTTTGAATAAATATTGCCAGTTCTGTCTGTGCCATTAAAATCAAACCCGCGATAAGTGAAAAACTCTACCCTTAGATTGCTAAATGTAGTTGAGAATACACTGCCAAGGCCTGTAGGGTTCCAAAATGCAGTTCCGCAATAATATGTCCAAACGCTATCAATATTGGAATATCTCTGCAACGGATATGATCCATTACCAGCTCTGAAGATGACATATTGTCCAGCGGTAGCGGTTGCTGGCTTTACGTCAAATTGAGCGCGTAAACTCTTGATGGTAACAATGCCGGATAGCACAAACATTGGGTTGCCAGCGCCCAATGATGCGGAAACCCCCTGAAGGATGGTATTAAACCCGGCACCAATTACATTTCTGTCCTGTATGTTAATAGTGCTGGTGATTGAATAAGTACCAGCAGGTAAAAAGATAGTCCCGCCAAACCCGGCAGAGGCAAGAGCCGTATTGATATCTGCTGTAGTAAAACCAGCCACAGTGACGTACATACTAGACGCAGGTGCCTGCCAAGTCCCATCAGCACGTAGGAAATTAGTGGTCGATCCGGTTGTGTTGATCGTAGCAATATTGCCTAATCCCAAGGATGCTCGGCCTGTTGCAGCGACTAAATTAGTGGCTCCACCATCCCATTGCAATCTCTGAGTAAAAGCAGCATCCCATTCAGCTTGCTTTGCTGTTGTTGGGATAGAGTATCCAGCAGTATATGTCAGGGCTAATGTGCCTGATGCAGTAACCGGAGAGCTGGACACGGTTAACCCAACGGGGGCAGATAAACCAACGGAGGTGACTGTACCGGTTCCCGTCCCCGCACCAATAGCCGCTCTGAAGTCAAGAGCACTTAAAGCTGAAACAGTGTTGTCTGCGTTGAATCTTGGGAAAGTAACTGCGGCCTGATTTGGGATAGTAAAGAGATTGCCGCCCAAAATCGTGCCGCCAAGATTGAATCGGGCCTGTGCCGCATTATTAGCGCCGGTCCCACCAGAGGCTACCGGCAAAAGCCCAGAAATCAACGTGTCTCCAGTGGGATTTGTATAGATAGCCGCATTCCCGAGATACGTGACATTGTTTCCCGTTCCTCCGCGAGTTACAGGCAACACACCGTCCACCATGTCGGTTGCAAGAGCCACGCGCCCCCACGCGGGAGTTGAGCCACTAAGCAGTACCCTGTTATTTGTCGCTAATGGGTTGATCTGTCCTATATTGGTCGGCGTGGACGCATACAGGAGGCTTCCTGCCGTGTATGGAGAGCCTGTACCGTACCCTGTGCCGCCTTGTGTGGCTGGAAGAATAACGCCAGCCGTTAAGCCGCTGGCCACACCGCCGATGTTAATGTTCCAAGGAGTAACGCTGGTTGCGTTAGAGCCGTCACGCGCAGCCGCACCAATCGAGTTATAAGAAACGGTTACGTCAGTTAGACCACGCCATGATCCACCGGGGCTTATACCAGCGCCACTCGCGCTAAAGGACAGCGTATTAGGTGTACCAGCTTCAATAGTGATGTTGGCTGATCCATTAAACGCCACGCCGTTAATGGTTCTAGCGGTTGCTAAGACCGTGGCTGATCCGGCATTCCCTGTACAGGTGACTGCGGTTGTTGCGTTCTGTACCGTAGTAGCACCAATCACCCCGACTATATCAGCGGCGTTGGCCGTCGATATGGCACTGGTTCCGTTACCCTTGAGGATGCCTGTGATCGTGCTTACACCTATGCCGCCATTCGAGACAGTAACAGGGGTTGCAAGTGAGAACTGAGAGCCTATGAGATTCAGGCCTGTACCGGCAGTATATGACGCGGATGCACCAAAGAGCGCGAATCTTATCTCATCAACGCCTAATACACCGCTAGATGGGATGGTAGCCGCCCATGTGCTATTAGCGTTGACGGTACCGTTGGTGATGAATACCGTTGCGCCGTACAGTTCGCTCCATGTGTCAGCGTCGGCTGTTCTGGTCCACGGACCACCAGAAACGGCCAAGTAGATGCCGTTAGTTGCAGGTGCGCCCTGCTCTTTGACTAGCACTCGATCAAGGTTGTTAAGCGCCACACCGTCAACCGTTTGTAGGCCAGAAAGAGTGATGTTGCCCGTTGTAGCCGCTCGACACGCCGTCTTGATCTTCAGGCCTGTAGCAGCCGCGTCCACATAGTCCTTGTTAGCGCCATCAGTGCCTATAGCGGGGGGTGCAACATTGAGTATGCGGTTAGAGCCTACATTCAGGTTGCCGGTCATGGCGATACTGCCATCCGCTGCAACAGCACCCACGTCACCAGCGGTTAGAGTGTCCCAGATAGGCGCTAGAGCGCCCTGAGAGCGCAGATATTGCCCATTCAGGCCATTGGTGACATAGCTGGTAGTGTTAACGCCTGACTGATACAGGAGGTTGCCAGCGACCCCGCCCAAGACAGCGTTAGCAGTACCGGCTGTTCCAGCAGCCGGTACTGAATTACTCCAAAAAGGCGCAGATAGACCACCGGAGACTAGAACCTGACCGGGAGTACCAGCAGGAACAAACGAGGTGCTATTGAGATCAGCTTGGTACGGAAGCTGACCCAAGCCACCGCCGCCTATATTAGTGGCTTGTGCCGCAAATGAGGAAAATGGGATAGTATTGACCCATGTCGGCGGGAGAGTACCGTTAGAGGACAGCACATATCCAACAGGGCCAGCCGTAGTAAACGCCGTGTTATTAGAGGATGACTGATAAGGGATGGTACCAGCAGCCCCACCGTAAAGGTTATTAGCGGATTCTGATACTAGCCCCGTGATACTGGCCGCTGTAAAGCTCAGAGATAATCCAGATTCGTTACCATCACCATCTAGCACTTTCTTCAGGTCAGCACTTAGCCCCCCATCAATCTGTAGCAGGTTGCTGTATGTTTGGTTCTGATATAACGGACCGAGATTAGCCATAATACTTACTCTTAAAGATAGTTAAGCGTCAACAGGCTCAACAGGAGGAACTAGGTTAGCCCCATCATCACGAGCCATCGCTCTGTTAATGTAGTCCGAGAATAGCGCCTGATGTACGGTCGCTACGGGGATTGTTTGACTAGGTTCGTGGAAAGCGTGATTTTTTCGGGCATGGTTTATTCCTCGATGGGGGTTATAGAAACAGGTGTCTGCCACGGCAAAGTTGGCGTGACGATAGGTGGATTGATTTGATTTTCGATCTGTGTGTCGATGCTTGTATATACAGCCGCGACTTGTTCTTCGCCCAATGCGTCCTGAGTCCACTGGATAGCCTGTGCTTCCGTAATGTCCTCGAAGGGCACGAAGTTGGGTTTGTCGGGATCGACAGTGAATGAGACAGTGCTATAACACGATCCGGTATGCCCTTCGCCATCATCGCCGGAACAACGCCAGTGGCTGGTTACGACGTAATCAAGCATTCCATTAACATCTGGGATGCAGTCAAGTGCGGATATTTGCCAAGTGTATTGAGTAGTCATATTAGTGGACCTTAATTATACGGCAGCTCTAGTGCGTATCATGGCTATCCCAAAAGTTTGAGTAGAGCCAACATTGTTATAAATGGCGTAGCTTGATCCAGTCCAACCCACACCTACTTGTCCCGCTGATGGGGTGCTGCTAACTACATAACTAGCATTTCCGCCGAGCTTGAATATTGAACTTCCGCAGAGTAAATATACACCCGCTTCACCGGTAGTGTGGCTATTCAAAACTATGAGACCCGACCCTGTAGCCAGTACAGCATTTGCGCCATTCGTTAAAGTAATTTGCGACCCTGAGTGGTCTATACCCCATTGCGATGTTGGGGTATTTGTAACAACGACTTTTCCGCCGCGCTCAACGGTATCGTTGACCAACAAATTCCCCGCCGCTGTGATGCGGGCGCGTTCTGTATTATTAGTCCCAAAAACCAGCGGGTGGTTAGACGTTGCATATAAAGCAATACCGCCAACCCCTGACGGGGTTAATAGGCAAGTGTGTGTGCCATCTGTAATCCTAAACCCACCGTTTGTTGCACACAGTACATCCAGCCTAGTCCCCGGCGAACTCGTCCCAATCCCGACATTCCCAGACGCATCCTTGTAAATCTGGTTAGTGCCGATGGCGATAACGCCCGTGCCGCCTGTAAGAGTGCCGGTATAGCTAAGATTGGTGAAAGTACCCGCTGCGGCTGTGCCGCTTCCGATTGCTCCCGGCGCTGCAAACGTCGCACCGTTCAGAGAGCTTGCGTTGAGGTTTGCGACATTAGTGGTAGAAGCTACAGTAAAAGGCGCTGTGCCGGTTGCAACAGTCGAGGTGATGGTCGTAAACCGACCTGTACTTGCCGTAGCGCCACCGATAGCAGGAGGTGAGGCGAGGTAGTTACTAAAGCCAGTACCAGAGACGGTAGAGCTTGCTGACAGCGTAGTGAATGATCCAGATGCACCACTAATGGCACCGCCGGTAATGGATACGCTGTTAGCGTTCTGCGTTGCGAGAGTCCCTAGTTCTAGGCTAGTGCGGCCAGTCGCCGCAACCAGTCCAGTTGCACCACCATCCCACTTTAGCCGATCAGCATAGGCTGTATCCCAATTGGCTTGTGAGGCATTGGTGGGGAGAGAGTAACCAGATGTGTACGTAATCGCTAGGGTGCCAGACGTGGTGATGGGGGACCCGCTCACTGTTAACCCAGTAGGCGCTGTTAACGCAACGTCCGTGACGGTACCGGATGAAATAATGGTATCCAGCGCCCATGAGTTAACGCCGGTTTTCTTCAAAAATCCGCTAGTGCCGGTTAATCCTGCAATCGCAGCCAAGTCTAAGTCATACGCTTGTACGGATGACCCTATGTCCGTTGTTACCAGTAGTGTTTTAGAGGCTGGAATTGTTGTGCCATTGAGCGTGGTTGCACTGGATGACGTAAGAGACGTGAACGCACCGCTCTGCGCTGTGGTTGAGCCAATAACCACATTGTCCATTGTGCCTAGCCCCACAGGAGCTACCGTCATACCGCCACCGGGAAGCATGTTTATGCGTCCTGAACCAGTAGGGGATAGAGTGATATTTTTGCTGGCAGGTGATGCAGTCAGTGATCCGCTGATTACTACGTCAACAAAATCAGCGTCATTTGGCGTATCTGAGCCGATATAATCAGGGGCTTTTAATACTTCGTTTACAAGCAGGTCAGGGGTGACTTTTTGAGTCACCCCTGTATGCACGATAGGCAAAACATCAACATTTGCACTTACAGCAGTTGCCGATGGTAACTGGGAAATCTTGATGTTTGCCATAACGGTTTACTCGTCTTCAGAAACGACAGCAGGAGCAGGAATCTGCGGGGATGCTTCTTGCTGGATCGCGTTAATCAGGGGTGCAACCTGTTCAAACGACTGCTTACCGAGGTAGGTCAGAACAGCGTTTACAACATTGATTGACAGCTCAATTTTCTCAGGCATTGCTATTGCTCCATTAGGATAAAAATTTCAACTTATACAGCGTGGTCTGATATAGACCCACGATTTCATCGACGATATTCTGAATAGATGATTCATCACTCAGATTTTTCCTATTTTTATTGATCCATGCTAGATGTGATCTCAAAATAGAATCAACACTGCCATTTGCAGTATTCCTTATTTGGGGAATGGTAATCAGCTTCCCCTCACAGCCCTGATAAGCCTCGGCTATCTTGTCTGCAAACTCTATGATGGCGGGATAAAACTCACCGAGCGCCATGTGTTGGGCATAGGATTTCGTTTTCAGATGTTCCCGATGCGTGATATCCCTTGCCATGAACAACAAGGCGATAAACTCACCCATATAACACCCATCCACGTGATAACATCCTGTCTCGCTCTGTAACGCTGTGTACGCGCATTAACCGTTTAGAAGGACGTGAGCTAGGGTCTAATAGCAAAAATGCCTCAGGAGCGCTTTTAGGAGCTTCTAACGGCATTTCTGATGTAAATTCTTGAGCTTGTGGCTCCATGTCTTCAGGTCTCACTGTGCGTGGTCTACCCATAACATTCTCTTATAGAAATGGGGGGCTTGTGGCCCCCCATTACGTGCTGATCAGCTAGAGAGCGGAATAGCGCCTGCGTTCATCGGATCGTTGACACCGAAAGTGGTGACACTGGATGCGACAGGGAACGGACGCGTTACGCGCACTAGATAGGTGCTGTTACTAGGGGTAAGAGCACCTGCTGACGGATTGTTGATAACAATCGTAACCGTATTAGCAGCAGATACATAAGCGGCTACTGCATAAGCAGCCACGCCTGTAGCGCCACTAACGCTAACGTGATCACCAGCCGCTACACCACTTACAGTGGAAGTAAATGCGGTAGAAGCACCAGCAGCAATAGATGCTGGGGTAATGGTGGCGGTTACAACAGCTTCGCCACGTGTAAGTGACTCAGCTACAATATTTGGACCAGGATTAGACATGATTTTCTCCTATTAACCCGTGATGCGGCAAGCCAGTTCAGGATAGATGGTTGACCATCCATAAAGAATATCCAACCGGCAAGGCAGCTGATCACTGTTAATGTCGTACTGACGAACCAGACGAATTGACAGACCATCAGCAGATGAACGACCAGCCATATCTACACCCTGCGGCAATAGAAGGTCAGCAGTGCCCAGAGCAAAAGCATCTTTGTGGAATGCGATAGCGTTCGGGTAGCTTGCACCATCAGAGCCAGAGATAACGCTAGCATTCGCTGCCGGGATAGCGCCGCTGGTGCTGGTTACGTTCTGGAACTGGCCAGAAAATACCGGGGTCGGGAAGATGCTGATATTCTGAGCAGAGCCAGTACCGGTAACGGCATCGGTGATAACAAAGTTAGCCAGAGAGCCAGTAGACTGACGATTCTGGGGATTCACTGCAAATACACCGGGAATGGTGACTACAGTGCCAGCAGTCAGGGTCTTACCGTTAGTGATGGTAGCAGACAGAGTGAACGCGGTTTGTGCGTTGTTCTGTACAGTGCCACCAGCCTGTGATGCAACAGCCATCGTGCTAGTGCCAACCACGAAGGAACCAGAGGTGAAGTTACCTACGTTCTGATCCATTGCGAAGTTGAAGCCCAATGTGTTGTCACCCAGAGCGCCTTTCTTGAAGATTTCAGAGATAGTGCCTTGCGGGTTAAACAAATTAGTCAAACCAGACACGATACCCACTTCAACAGTCGGATCGACAACAATGTGGCGCTGCTCGTCAACGGGTGCCGCCATTTGGTTAAGACGTGCACGTGCAGCCAAAATAGCAGCAGTTGCTTCAGCTTGGGTGGTAGCACCGTCAGTCAGCTGACCGGGAGTACCGACCATATTAAAGACATTTGCATACTGCTGAAGACCATCAAAGTCGATCTTGTTGGCAATAGTTGCAACAGCGGGCTTGATGAAACGATCCGCAAAGTCGGAAATGTTCATCGTCAAATCTTGAGTAGTGAAAGCCATGTCCACACCAAACTGGGTTTCCAGTGTCAGCGGTACATAGGTTTCGACGGAAGATTCGATTTGCAGTGCGGGGCCGGTACGACCAACATAGCGCGGGGGTTTGCGCAAGTTGATAGTAGTACCGATTTTAGCGCCTTCGATGGCAAACTTGTTGTCATACTGGCGGGAAACAGCACGTGTGAATACCAGCTGATTCTGCAAAATACGCAGAGCTTCATTGGTAATCATGCTAATAGTAAGCAGATTATTTTGAGCCATGATTGGCGTCCTCCAAAAGAAAAAAATAAAAGTGAATAGCCTTTTATTTCGTTCAGACGGGAGCCAATCCCTCGAATTGTCTGACTTTGCCGCAATGATTCACGGCTAAATGAATCACTGGTGATGGCTTTATATCACAAAAGCAAAAAAGGCGCTAGTATTTCATAGCGCCTTCGAGGTAGAGCAATAAACACACCTCCTTTTGGGAGGCAGTTTACATTAACATAGCCTACCGCTTATATCGGGCTTGACGTGCCGCCATGTCCTCAGCATTACGCGCTGCAATGTACTCTTCTGTACTCATTTGCGAGTAGTCTTTAGCGTTTCCCGGCGTATTGCCGACAGCGGATATAGGCTTAATAGGTGCTGGTGCGTTGGTCACCTTCCTTGGAGCGCGATTGATTATCTCAGCCAGCCTCATCCCTGCCTGTATGGGATTCATGTTCGCTATTTCGTACGCTACATCAAGGTTTTTACCTAGTGTATACGCGATTTCAGGTCCATTTTCCAAGCCTAGAAGGGCTTGTCGAATGGTCTGGTTTTGAGCCAGCATAGGGTCAGACGTAATCTGCTCAATAACTCCATCATAATCACTGTATCTTGCTCTTGCGGCTGCTTCTGCTGTTTCCAGCTTACGCTGTTGCTCCGCTAAAGCCTGACGCTGCATGGTCTCCTGCTGCTCTTGCTTAACAGCCTCGATAGCCTCCATCTTGGCTGATTGGCGTGTGTACGCCATCATGTCGCGCATATAACGCGGATCGAACTCGCCGCCCACATAGTCATCAGCATTGGGCGCAACAGGGCCTTGGGCCGCCTGTGGTACGTTATTTTGCGAGAATTGGCGCAGCATCTGCTCTTGCTGCTCCAAAACCTTTTCAAGCCTCTCAGCCTGTCTACGGGCCTCATGCTTATCTCGCGTTAGCTCGTCGATCCTGCGCTTATACCAAGGGTTTTTTTCGGCCTTAGGTTCAGGAACTTCCTCACCTTCCGGTTGTCCAGCGTCCTCCACTTCCACCGCGTTTTCATCGGTGAGTTCGGCAGGTACATCGTCAATAATTGCTTCTGCTGTGCTTTCGATAATGTCATCGCTCATATTGCCCTCTAGTGTTTACTGTTGTTCTGGCTTCTGTGCGCCCGTTAGCGCGGCGGTATCTGGTTTACGTGTCATTGCCCCGGGTCCACGTGTAGCGCTTTGTGGTGCGCCTTGTGGTGGCTCTGGCGGGGCTTGCATAGCGGCTTGCATGGCCTGCTGCTCTAACTGCTCAAATTGCGCGTCTTCTTCTGCGAATGTTGGGGTAGTTTGACCAAGCATCTTAATTAGATTAGTTTGGATCAATTTCTCTAATCCTGTGGTCTGCGTCATCAGTCCGGCCTCTGCTTGCATTCGTCTGGTAAAGCTGTCAAACCACTCACGTTCCTTGTCTTGGATGGCAAGTATCCGCTCATCACGTAAATACTGTAACTCTTGGCTCATTTGCTCCATCTGACCAGCCATTTGATCCATCATGCGTTGGGCCTGAATAACGCTAGGATCGACCTTTTCTCCTTGTGCTGTTGGCTGTAATTCAGGTGGTAACAGCATTTGCAAGCGCTTGGCTATCTCGTCTGCTCCCGGCCAGTCCATGTTCCTCATCATCAGGTCCCCGATGGTCTGGAATAGCTGCGGGTTAGCTTGTGTGAGTGCTAGCATCATGTTAGCCGCTTCATCGCGCTTGGTAGCGTAGCTGGGGCCAGCATCACATACCACGTCATACTCACCTAGACCGAGGTTATAGATACTATCTATCTCAGGATTATCAGTACCCGTTGAGGCTTGCTGTTGATTGGGGTCAATCTGTACCTCACGTGGAGTACCGTCCTCACCCAATATGCGCAGGACTCTAGCTCTGTCATAAACTTTGGGGATCATGTCCAAAACAATGCGACCGACCTGCCGAATGGAGCGGTTCAGGTTGTCTTGATAGTGAAAATTACCGACTTCGGATTGCTTCTGACGCAACAATAATGCGCGTCCCGAGGTTTCGTTAGACTCACCACCTAGACTGGGCTGATAGATCCCCATTGACTGCATGATGTCATTCTCTGCGAGTTGCAGGGCTTGCATGATGGCGGGTGATGCTTGTGGGGGCATAGCGCGCTGTGGTGCGCCTACAGGTGTCCCCGCAATACTTACGGGATCATACTCAAGATAGGCGAGAGATTCCTTATTAGCGCGTCCCCAATTAGGATCACTCTCAAACTGGCCAGCAACCCCAACAAAAGGCGCTTTAGGGGCTAACGCCACATTCTCAGCGTTGGCTGAAAGATAGTAGTTGTAGAGCCTCTGAGCGTCCTTAGCATTGCGTACAAGGCCAGAACGGTAACACTTACCTTGTAACCAGATTTCATGCCCAATAACAGGAATGATAGGAATGTACTTGGTAGGAACCTCTGTGCTTTCTAGCACCTTGTCACCAACACACTTAGCCCACATACAACGCTTGACGAATGTGGAGCGCGTCTGGCCTGATTCGGGGTCTTGTATCTCTGCTGGCTCATGATCTAGCCAATAATATTCCGCAATGCGTACACTGTCCTTTGTGTACCAGCCCTGCATGTCACCATTGCCAGCCGCGTCGAAGTTAGTCTCATCTACGTCTGGATATAAGCGTCTAAACTCGTCTTTCGGTATTTCCTCGGCTATGATCGCCCAGCAAGCGTCTGAGCCATCAGGTGACTTACTATGCGGATCGTAATAGACCTTGAATGGATCAGGAATGCGGTCGACATATATTTCTTGATCGAAGCTAGTATCACTGGACCAATCGTTACGGACTCGGATATATCCAAGCCCAGTATCAACCTGCCATTCAACAGCAGTATCGTACGCGATTGCAGCATTGCTATTATCCTGTATGTGATGAACCAACCCCATCAAGACTTCTGCTGTCTCTTGATCAGCGCCGTTAGTCGCTGGTCGAATGCGAATGCTTGGGGTATTCTGCCGGATTTCATTGACGACCCTATCTCTAAACTGCAATAGTCGATTGACTACTAGCATGGGCCGCTCTTTACCCGGGCGATTACGATCATATTTCGCGTATTCTGGCCACTGGTCGCCTAGACGCGCAAACCGCACGTCATCGAGCCGCTCTTGCCGGTTAACAGATTCAAACTCGACCGCTTGCTGAAAGCGTTCGCGTATCTCCCTAAGTAGCTTTTGCTCGGGGTCTTGGTCAGCCCCACCTAAGGAATCCATTACTGCGTCTGTATCTACATTCATAAGTGTCTCTCGTTAAGCCATCCAAGACCCAGCGCCTTGGTCAAGGCTTCGCTTGCGCTGGATATTATCATTTCGCATTGAGTCTATGGCGGTGGCCAGATATCTGAATGCGTCTGCGCCGTGACTATATTCATCATGTAACGGGCCGGTCGGTTGATTAGTTGTAGCATTGATTGAGCGTCTATAACGCTTTAAGCACTCCTGTAATCGTGCTGTTTTCTCTTTGTCCATCCATACACGCGGGAATAATAACCTACTCAAGCGTATCCCATGCTCTACGTCACCAATCGGAATCACCTCAACAGACCATCCTAGCTGAGTCATAATCTCTGCGGCTGATCTACCTGTACGATAGTCTTTGCTAACAGCATCATGCGGTAAGTATACCTTACCCCAGTTATAGGGACGCTGCTTCAGGGTGTTGCTGTACCAATCGAGCGTCTGATGCGTTTCCTCGATATAGTCAATGATGCGGGCCTCTGATCCAGACTTCTGCACCATGATAATAGTCATTGCGTCATTCCATCCCAAGTCAAACACGCAATGCGTTTTCAGGACTGGATCATGTGATACGCGTGTAATTCTGTGGTCATCAATTAGGGCTTGGAACTCATCAGCATAGATAGCCCCGTCAACGACTGTTTTAGGCTTACCTTCCCATATATTGTCATAGTCCTTGGGGTTATGAGCCTTACAGTGTAAACGCTCTTTGTCGAGGACCTCAGGGAACCAAGGATTATCTGACCAGTTGATTTTAAGCAGCAATGAATCGTCCGGTTTGTTGACGACAAACCGGACGTAAGTATCGTCAGTATCAAGGTCTGGATTCATTGATACCCAGATTTCAGACTCAGGCTTACGAATGGTAGGGATTAAGATATCCCAAGACTTTTTGGAGACCGTTTGGGCTTCTTCGACCCAGCATCTATCGCAGCCTTCAAATGACTTGATAGACTCAACAGTGTGGGTTGCTAGGCCAGCAAATGAGAAGGTTGTCCCGTTCAACCCTCGTATTTCAGACTCAGTAACAGTATAGAAGTAACCAAGCTCTAATGCTTGTATCTGATCAACTAAGAGCGTGTGAACGGATTGCTTAATCGATTTCTGTACCTCACGTGCACAGAGGACGCGCATTGTATGCTCTGCGCCTTGGATCAGCAAAGCACGTGCAAAAGCCCAGGACTTGCCTGAGCCTCGCCCACCATAAGCTATTTTGTACCTGTAAGGGTCGAAGACACCTTTTAGCTTGGGTGGGAAGTTAACGACTGTTTCGAGCGCAGTCACACTTCATTGCCCCAAGCGTCCCAGCCTTCAAACCGATCCCTAGCAAACAGCTCTATTCTTGGTAAATCACCACTAACATCTACAATCATTCGCCTGAACATATCCGGTTTTTCAGAGTGTTTTAACCTCTTATGCTCGAACCATGAGGAATCAATGCGTTTTTGTGCAGTCAATGTTCCCCTTCGACAAAATAATAAATGCTCAGACGTTTGAACAAAAGTTCCGCCAATCCCAATCCCATGCCGTGGCTTGCACCATGTCAGCAAACACGAAGGCTTAAACCCCCATGCCCTAGCGATATCATAAGTTTCAGGTATATACTTGTTTATTGTCCAAATATAGCAATGAGCATTGTCTTGGCTAATGTATTTAACCGGAATGCTTTTAATGTCTTCAATTGACATTGTTGGATATGGTAAAGGCTTGCTTGGACCATTGCTGTTCCAATCAGGACCACGCTGAACACGCCACGGAGGATCAGCATAAATAATGCTGTACTTCTTGGTTGGGAAGTTCTCAATCGCCAAACTTCACCTTGAGCGCGTGTTGAACTGGGCCACCATCTGCGCCAGTGATCTGTTTCTTCTCTACATAAATACCGGATGCTTTGCCTCGTAATTCTTCCGCTTTAATAGCCGCTGCCACTTGCCCGTTGTCTAAAGCTATCTGAGCAAGCTCTTTTAGTCGCTCCATGTGCGATTCTAGCGTAATCATAGCTTTCTCCGCTATCGGTTTCCTCAAGTCATTAACCCTTGTGCGAACATGGGGCCTTGCCATGATCTTAGAAGCCTCTTGATTGACCGTCTCAGGCTTTGTTGTTGGCCTTACTTTAACAGCGACTCGATAGGCATCAGAATAGTTCATTCCTGACGCAACGGCCACAGCAAACGCTTCTTCTTTAGGTGTAAGTGAATTCAATGCCGTATCCTTGCATGGCTTTTTCTAATTTGCCAAGCGCATAAACGTAATAATTATTCATCCTCAGTCCTCTCTAACCATTGATCGCAACTATGATCAGCAGATACCTCAATTGGTTCTTGAAAGTGATCCAGTGCGCAGTTTCCTAAACGATACTCAGTCCTAATAATGTCATAAAACTCGCAATACTCGCAAGTCTTATGGATTATGTGTCTTTGTTCCACATTGAACCTCTATATACTTTTCCAGCACATGCTGCGCTTTGAGTAAATCATCAATGCCTCCTTTGTGTCGCCAACGGGTAATGTACTTTACTATTGTACCCTGAAACCAATCCAGCTCATTGGCTGCAATAAAATCCCACACTTGGATTGGGGTTTGGTAATGGCTACCAGCAATCTGTTTATCGTTCGCGCTCATTTATTTCCCGTAGGCCTTCATAACCTTTGCGAGTCCCGGCTTACACTCTTTCAGCTCAGGACATATCCCATTGCGATACACACAGGCTGGAACCATGTGATCTGATAAGGCTGGATCAACCTTCTTCATCGCTTTTTTTAGCTTCATCCACACTGAGACAGTTTCAGGAGCAGAAGCATAACACAATCGCTTTAGGCTCATGTTTATCGCTGCCTGAGCATTGATAAATAGCCCATGATTGACGGGTGTATATCGAGTTTCCTCGCCATTGCCTCCACGATCCTTCCTGTTTGATTCTACAAAGTGGCTCACGCCGACATTATGCCTCACCAAGTGTACACTAACCAGTGTATAGATGTTCTGCAATTCGATCCAGAATGTTTGCGTCCTTGCGGGACTATGTTCGCACCTGTAAATCTTCTCCAGCGTCATCTCGCTAGGGTTCATACCGGGCTTGCGTGTCATATCGCAAGCTCTGCGCATGATCCGCTCATCGACTAGCTTTTCTATATGGATAGTTGTTTTCATTCCTCTTCCAGCACTTGTAACGCGGCTCTAATCTGCACTCCTACTCGATCTAGCTCAGGAGTCCAGCCATCACTTCCAAAGTCTGACTTAACCAATATCTTCAGCGGCTCAATCAACCCGTCAACAATATCCGCGCGCATATAAGGAATATCGCAAGAACTCTCAGTAGCAAACCAGCCACCCATATCGCTGATCCAGACTTTCTTGGGCGTTGAGCCAGCATTAAGCTTGTCAGCAAACTCCTTGCACCGAGCGTTAAACTCGGCTTTTGTTAGTAGTCTGTTGCTCATTCTTCGTCCCCCATCTTTTTAAGCCCTTGTACAATGTGCAGAGCCAGTGTAATCAGGTCGTCAATAGACTGTTTTTTGTCAGCCGAAAATTCATGTGTGGACTCAATAGACTGTAACGTATCACACCCAGAGCAAGAACCATAATCGACTCTGACGTAGTAATAGTTAGATGGTTGATAGCCTTTCTCTGCGACCACATAGACCAATGTACCTTGGTAATCCCCATCATCTATTTCATGTATGCGCTCCGGGTCAATATCATGGGTGGTGTATTCTTTAGCTGTGATGATCTCCACCACCGCCTTAACAATATCCTTATATTCATGGGGGAAATCTGCTTCAAACTTAGCCCGAAGCACATCCTTGTTCTGCATAAACCGATCTACAAAATCTTTAATCATTTGCTTTCCTCCTTCACAAAGATACCATCGCTGGTTAAGTATCCCTTTCTATCCTTGATCATCTCATAAGCATCATCTAAACAACTTCGCAAGTCTGTCCCCAATAAATCAGCGCCTATTATCAATGTGACAAGGATATCGCCATAGGCATCTCTCGCTTCATCTTGAAACCACTCCCGATCTACACTGCACTGATTTAGCGCAGTAAGCAACTCGCTTACTTCCTCAAGCGTCTTTATAGCCTGAGCCAGCGGGTTACTGTTAGGGATGATCTTTCTCGCCTCTGCCCATCGGAGGACCTTTAATTCTAATGTCTGAAATGATTCGCTCACTGTTGCTCCCCCGTTGCTTTCTTGATTGCGGCGCGGGCTTTTGCCCATGCTTCTCTGTCTTCTTCGTCATCAGCAACATCTGGGTAAGTTTCATTGAACACACTCAACATAAACTCAAGTGCCTCCAATAAATCCGGCGCGGCGGCTATCAATCTGGCGTTTGCTGGATTGACACAATCCGCAATCATAAAGTTGGAAAGGCCGTATCCAGACCGAATTTCCGCCCATAAATCATGCGCTTTCTCAACCCTCCAAGACCCCGGCGTGTGCTCGCTCATTGCTTTCTCCTTCCTCGCTTTCTCCTTCCGCTAAGCGCCAAAGTATATTCTTCTTTGCTATATTCTTGGCCATTCAAATACCAGCGACGAGTACCATCAAGGCATTCAACAGCAGGACCATCCTGTCTATGTAGTTTGAGATTGTAATACCAATAACGATCACCATTATCATTAACGGTCACTCTATATGAGATCATTTTAACGCCTTTATCTATTGTTATCGTCATCAGTTGCTTTCATTATCAACAGCATTGCAAATGCAATCAATACTGCGATAATAGTCAGCGATATAAATAGCTGCTCTCCGCTTATTGAGTCTTCCATTCCTTGATTACACCTATTGTTTGTCTGATCTTCATCAGTGCCATGTCCGGCATCTCATTATCTATTGACTGTGCAATGTGATGCACTTGGTCAATTAAGTAATTACGCTGTTTGAGCGTATCAGCGTTATCTTGAATAGATTCATCGTTATTCCACCACTGATCGAAGTTAGCCATTATTCCTCCCCGCTTTCCCCTGCATCATTGCCATCGCTTCCATCCATGCTGCGTAGGCTTCACCCGCGTCTGTGATGCGCTGACCTAGGAATACCAGTCCATCTTTGTCCAGCCTCATGATTTCTTCGTTTTGTGGCTGGAATATGACGAAACTGTGGGGTGCTATATCGGCGCTGGAGAGCATGCCCGCAGGCAGGTCTCCAGCGTTCACGATCACTTTAGTGTCAGTCATTGCTTTCTCCTGTAATTGGGTGCCGCCCACTGAGTACCAATCAGTGACGGCGCGATGGTTTCCAGATCATGTCGTGTCGGGTAAAGCCCCTAGCTGGTGCGACTTAATCCGGCGGGCCATGTAACCCGCCGCAGCAATCTCTGCGGGGAGAGCCGTTACAGTACCTAACGACAAAGGGCAGTCATCACAAGGCCTTCTCAGTCATTGACTCATGACATCAGCCGATTAACGCCTCGGCGCGGCCAGATACCGTCTGGCGCGGGGTTAGTTGGTCCCAGGTAGATTTTTGATCGACTCCCACCCAAGGATGTAAGTAGATACCGGGGACCATTGTATGTCGGGTGACAGTACGGCTCGTTTTGTTAAACCCTATGGATTTAAGACCGCCCATCACCCATAAACTCTGGTTGTCGTTTTACCCCTGCAACCACAGGATTTACTGCGTCGACTGCACAAGTTCTGCAGTAGAACGGAGCGTATTGTACCACAATCGCATCGGACTACAACAGCCCTTGCCTGGACCGGCCTACCTTTTTTTATGTAGTCCACAGGCTCAGACTCTCCGATCACGGTCCAATGTGTATACACCTTACCCTCCACGTCTAGCCGCTTACCCATGCAATCTCCGCTCCCTGTCCTTGGGATGATGGGACGGTAGGGGACACCACCAAACCCACTGGCTATCTGGATACCAGACTCCGATAGTAGCAGCACCTAGATCAGTCTTCCATAGGCATTTAGCGTTCTTAGGGAAGGGGCCGTCCTCTACGTGTCGCCAGTAGGGTTTATACTCAGATACGTGCGTCATTTCATCTTGCATACTGTCACTATTACTCCACCATCTTGAATCGGATCACCGTACTCGGCCACAATCAGCCTGATCTGTCTGTCAGTTTCAATGTACACGCCTTGGATAGAATCACCTATCACTTTGAGACAGTTGTCCAGGTCCATGCACACCTTGCTAGCCAGCCCTTTAGTTGTCAGCTTAGGGAGTAGCTGTATTGTAAGACTGACTTCACCTGCGTACAAGTCCTGAGCTGGACCAGCCTCCTTAACGATCTTCTTGAACGCGGTTGCTTCCTTGCTTGGGACGGTCCTACCTCTGAAAGTCCTCCAGTAGCGGTTTGTGGATGGTGGGTAGGGTAGGTGTAGCTGGACTAGCTGCATTGTAGTTGACAGGTTGTGAGATGTGTGGTTAGAATAGCACACGGCTTGGGACTGACCCCTCAGCCAACATAGGCATACGGCGTAACGCTCGCACGCAGTCGGGAAACCTCTCTCCCGATCAAGAGGATCAGGATAGCTCTTTAATCGGCCTTAGCGCCATCATCCTGTACCCTGTAGCCCGTGAAGCTACAAACCTGCTCCTTCGGGACACACGGGGTCGTATGGTCCTCGATATACGTTAAGGCAACGAATTAAATGTTTCAGTAGCATTGACTCCGCTTCACAGCGGCCAAGCGTGTTGCTCTTTTCTCAAAAGCCGCAAGGGGCGGGCTTATACACCTCTATACACAGCGAGAGAGCAAGCGCGATACATAGGACGATGCGACTAAAGCATCGTCCTAGATTTGGTCCATCGTGATCCGCTGGCGTAGCCCCAAGCGTAGCCAGCGGGTTAACAGTTATCCTCTATAGCATCAACTCGCGCAAAGGCGCTCGTAGATGCTATTTTCTCTTGCACATAAAAAAGCGGGGTCGGATGCTTGAGGCATCCTTCCCCGCTCACATTAAGACTATTTACTGCGTTACAACACAAGTCGAAACAGGCCGTCCAAATTTACTATATCCCATCGTAATAGTCTCTAAGTTAAAGCGTAGAGAATTGTGCTTAGATGACAAGCTCCTTTGCTTGCTCACTGTTAACAGCCGCTCCCCATCTTCCTCTGTGATATGAAACGAGCTATCAATGTGAGCCTGTAAAGAGCTATGTCCTCTAGCTGCTGTTCCGCTTTTCTGAGTGTGGTGGACAAGCATGACAGTTGCTTCTGTCGCATTCATTAAACGATCAACACGGTTGAGTAGGGGTTGCATAGCAGTTAGTGAATTTTCATCCCCTCCATTGAGCATACGCGCTAATGTGTCAGCGACAATAAAGGTAGCCCTCATCTGACGCTGTTCCTCCGCCTGCTTGATAACCTCAATTATCTTTGCTGCATCTGATTCATCCGTATACAGGTCAATAGGGCGCTGGATAATCAGCAGATTATCCAGCGAGCAACCATAGTATTTCTGATACGCTTGTAATCGCATTCTGATAGACGATGGCGATTCTGTAGCTAGATACACGGCCATCCCGTGCTGAGTCCTTAACCCTAGAAAGTCTGTGCCATTGCTGATAGCTGCCGCCATCGCAACAGCGAGAAATGATTTTCCAGTGTTGCTCTCCCCGTACATCATAGCGGTTGTTCTTGATGACAGCAGTTCCTCTACTAACTCATCTTCTGGCTCAAACTCTGCTGGCAGCTCATTAGCAAACACTGCTCCCATCGAGTCCAGAAGACTTTCATCCTCCTTAACATCTGGTCCAGCGAATGGATCAAATACTTGGTACTTTTGTCCAGCAGTCCTCACCAATGCAGGTATTTGCTTATACCTGTCATAGTAACGCTGATCCCTTGGAGCTGCGCTCGCCTCCATCAGGCCGCGCAAATGGTTAACTATGGACCCATGATTACCGCCAGAAGCAACAAGGCTGGCTGCTAGATCACGCAAGGAGTCATGCAGTACTTCGCCCGTTATAACTCTCTTAATCAGTTCAGCATGGCGCTCAGTCGGTTTGCGGTCAATCACTTCACCTGTGGCCGTATCAACGTGCTTGTCAGACCTGATGTGGTAGGCCAGCGCCTCGAAATGATTAAGCTCCCTGAGAGGTTCATTGCGAAGCGTTTGGTCCGTGACAGTTAGGTAGCGCTGGCTAGAGTAAAGCTCCACCGCCATGCCTTGAAAAACACCCTTACAGCCCTGTAATAACGGAGTGGCATAGCCGAACGCCCTCAGCCCATGCCCACTGGGGGATAGACTGATATAGGCCGCACCTAGCTGATCCAGAAGCTCTACAGCGGCTGGCTCAACCACGCCGTCAGTCACTACATGATCTATGTCAACACCGACCAACCCATCTCCATTCAGCACAAAGCCTATCCCTAGCGCCTGATCACACTCTTCATAAGCGGTGGTTGCTTGGTCAAAGCTGGCCCAAGTGTCGGGATTGGTTGAGCTAGCACGACTGTTTACATACTTAGCGTCGTAAGGGATCTTCCCCTCTCGCCACACTACCCATCTGTCTAAGTCCTTGAGTTCATTAGGAATGTTATCGTAGTTCATGCTCTGTCCTCTGAAGAAAAAACGGGTGCAAGTCTACTACACTTTGTAGCT